CATAGATACGAATACCGGTCCAAACAATCGTAAACATAGCTGCGATGGATGGAAGCATTTCAATCAAAGTTCCTATTACCGTGAACACCGATAACGCATCACCGGCACTCTTCATGGTTTCAATATTCTCGTCTTTCATTTTAGCAGTTCCAAGCTCGAAGACTTTTGTTGATACGGCTGTTGGGGTCGTTCGCCGTCTTCTTGCTCGTGAGCTTTTTCTTCATGCCTTTCATACGGGCACAAAAAGAATCACGGCGAGCGCCGCCTTCAGGTTGAGGACGCTTAAGACCCGGCTTACCGGGATTAGCACGGTTATAGGAAGCCCGTCCCTTGGCGTTCAAACCGCCTTTAGGATTTTTACCTTCCTTCCGCTGCCACGCGGGAGTCTTAGCCATGACTAGGCCGCTGAGCCGCCCACAAAGAGAACAACGACACTACTAATATTTGCGCTATTGAACGAAACATAAATCTCGTCCGAGCACAAAATACCGTTATCCGGTATCAGTAGATCGTGCGCTCCAGCGGCGGCGGGAGAGGGTAAGGACAGCACCGTTTCGCCACTAGCCCCATTCTTGAATGTAATGGTATCGGCAGTGGATGTAGCGATGTAATAAACGCCCTGTAGACGAGAGCGCCCATTGACCGCCGTACCCGTGGTAGTCATTGTCTTAGCTTGTACGTCACTTGCAAAGCTCATAGTTTGCTCCTTGAATCCGCTGAAATAGGTAAAGGGGGCTTAGTGCCCCCCTACAAAATCTTACGGAGTCAAGCTGTCGTACAGCGCGATGTACTTGGTGGTACCACCAATGCTGACAGGGATATAACCCACTTGAGTAGCCAACGTACCGGCTACTACGCCGGTCGTAATCGTGGTGGTGCCGATGACCAAAGTAGTGGTCGTCACAAGGGTGGCAGAAATATCACCCGTCACATCGCCAGAAAAACCATTGTCCGAAACAACCGGACCAGAGAAAGTAGTCGTACCCATTTAAATATCCTCACATGCAAGTTGCCCATCAGTCTGCATGTCGTCAGCCGGGTCTGTCTGATGGGCTGAAATATTTCCCGGTAACAACTATATAACCTTAAACATCAAAAAAGGAAAGGGGGGCCGAAGCCCCCCGATCCAGTCTCATCACGAAGAACCGGGCGATCCGAACATGCCCAACGGATCAGACCAGCCGAAGCTATAACGCTCGCGGCTCTTGTACCGAACATTGCCGGTATCAAAATCTCCGTCCATTGAGTTTTGTAGCGGGGTACGCACGAAGTGCTTCATGCCATTCGGAACGTCGGTCGTTAAGAACCAAGCGTTCGTGTCGGTCAAGAAGTGGTTCACCGCGTAGCCGCCCGGAATAGAACCCATCGCCTTGAGAGCGTTGATGTCGTTATCCGCAGTCGCAACACGGAGTTCCGTGTCGAGAAGCCGCTTCGCAACGAACATCAATGCCGGGGGGATGATGAGCTTATTCGGTTTAGCTGCAATCAAAAGACCACGCTCGTCAGTCCAGCCAGCGATCTGAATCACAGCAGCCTCAAGAGAAGTCTCGTTGAGATCCGATGCGGTCAGACGGTTGCTGTTGGTGCTGCCGTTGACGAGGGGATGCACCGCCGAGAACAAAGCCACGCCGTCACCGCCCACATAGGACGAGGAGAAGCCGTTGTTCAGAACCGATGCCGCCTTGACTTGCTTCGTGTATGCCATCGCACGGGCAAGGGCCTTGGTGTAGCGCTTGCTTAGCGAGTCATACAGGTTGTCTTCAACCGCTTCTTCCGTGATGGAGAAGCCGAGAGCAATCGTCTCGTGGCTGTAACGAGCCGTCCAAGCTTCCTGCGCGTTGTCATACGCAATGGCGGAACCCTCGGCCTTAACCGGGGCAGCGGAGAACCCGCTCAGCTTCGTCTCTTCTTCAAAGGAACGCTCGGAGGTCTCAGTCTCGTAGATCTCCTTATGCTCCTCACCATACTGCTTGTACTCCAGACCGAACAGGGCGTTCAGGCCGGGAAGCAGCTCTTTCAGTAATTGTGCACGTGAAATAGCCATTTCTTAGAACTCCCTATTACAGGCCAGTCGGGTTGTTGTAAGCATGACCACCAATCACGGTCGAACCGCTGTCAACGTATGGAGCGTTGAACTTCACGATTGCTTCCGGATAGTAGGTGGTGCCGCTTGACACAAACGCCGTATCTTCAACCACATCGACGATTCGCAACGGAAGCGATGCTGTCACCGCAACCGAACCGATCAAGGCGGCTTGCTTAGAATTACCGGTATCGGTATTCAACGTATTGGCAACCAACGCAGCGTTGGAACCAATATCACCATACTCAAAGCCGTCTGTAGTCGAAACTGCAGCCGAAGCCGACACGCCCACGATCTTGAATAGGGTGTCCGGATCTTCAACGACGTAGGCCGTAATAAACGTGCCTGACTTCACCGAGGTACCGGAGATCCAAGATTGCGAATAGGTCGGCTGACCCGTTACGGAGGAAACATACTCACAGCCCAAGAACACACCAGCAAAACCGGTGGTCGGAGCAACGGTCGTTTCGGTCGTAACAACAACGGTGCCGTCCGATGCAAATTTAAGCGGATCGCCGTAACCGATGCTACTAGCACCGGAACCAATACGCCGCTTACGAGTCGCACCGGCAAACACCTGCCCACCGATCAAATTGATCGGCGTAAGCCCGTTAGGGGCTGAGACAGTTGGATATGCCATTAGTTACTCACTCCAAATAAGTTATTTGCCTTTGCCGAACGAGACCGTCGTCTTCTTATCACTAAAAAGCGGCATACGCTCATCGTTCAGCCTCATAAAGCTGTTGTCTACCGACTCCACTTGAGCCTTTGCTTGCGCGTTGTAATAAGCATCGCGCTGCTGCATCAACTCTTGCGGGGCCTTACAGAGCAACAACCCGCCAATCTCAATGTTGTCTTTAAAACGACTGTTGGGATCAGCTTGTAGCATCAGCTTGGGTTGATCAGAAGCCTTCACAGGTTCCCAACCTTCCCGAAATTTTGCAGACGTATTAGTGGGATCTGCTTGCCCCATAATACTGGTCCGAATCCAGCGGAACACCCAACCTTCTTGAGGCTCCGGTTCAGGGAGCGTTTGAGGCGGGGTCCACGCCATTTTGCGTTGCGTTGACTCTCGGTTCTCGACTTCACGAGCCAATCTGTTCTCAGCCATTGTCGTTCTCCAGTTTGAGTAATTCACGTGCGTACTGTTCATTGCTAAGCCCCAATTTCTTGGCGATAACAACTTGAGACGGTGTCAGGCGGACCTGACGCGGCGCGGTGTTCCGCGTTACCGGAGCCACTACAGTAGCTGGTTTGTTGGTGCGAGCAGGCTTACCCTGCTTCGTTTGAGGCTCTTCTTCCACCTCTTCGTCTTCAAACGCTTCGGGGAATCGTTTCCTCATCGTGTTATCGATTTGGCGATAATACTCGTCTGTACTCGGGTCTACGCCGCTTCGGACCAATTTTTCATGCAGGCCCCATGCGAGGGCGGTCATCTCCTCGTCTACCCCAAACCAAGTATTTCTATCTCGCCACGCTACAGCTTTTTGATCTACCTGCTGCGAGGGAGCGGCTGGTTGGGTTTGTGCCTGTTGTTGCTTTTCTACACCTTCACTTTGATTTTGTAAAGGGGGTCGAATTCTATTTACGGCATTTTGGCGCTGTTTTGCATCGGCTAACTTTTCTTGGGCCTGTACGATAAGGTCAGAATCACCACTATCGTAAGCCTGTTTCATTAACTCTTTTGCTCTAGCTAATTCGCCTTCAGCAAATTTAGCGGCCTCTTTAATAAAAAGAGCTTCTTTCTTGGCGCTTTCTTCTCTAAGTTTTGAAATCTCTTGCTCGCGCATTTGAGCAAATCGAAGAGCTTCCTCCCGTTCCCGCACAGCACGTTCTTTCTCACGGCGCTCATCGTGCCAGACCTTCTTCATTTGAGAGAGGCGCTTCTTAACCTTGTCGGAATACTCCTCAAGATCGTCCTTCTCTAACTCCTCGACCATATCTTTCGGGAGGGGCTTTCGGCCTCGGTCCTCGGGTGGGGTATCATCCTCGATTTCAACTTCAATATCGTCGCTATCCTTTTGATTTTCTTGGGCTTTATTTTCAGCCTCAATCTCATCAGGGAATTTAAATTCTTCTCTTTCAGCAGCCATTGTTTACTCCTTATGCGCGTCGGATTCCACGGGGGTCTTGAACCACCGCTTCTACCGTATCGTCGTTAATGATGCGGAACTCCCTACCGTGGATGACCACGCGGGTGCCTGAATAGGGACGGGTAAGCACGAAGTCGCCTTCTTTACACCAAGGTCCGGTGGGGAACCGGTCTGTGTCCTTGTAGCATTGATCACCCATCTTCACGACAAAGAGAACAACCGTAGTCTGTTCCTCAATACGTTTAGTCTCATCTGCCTTAACTAAGCCCCCTTCAAACTCTTCATCCACGTGCGGAACCGCACACAGCATCCGAAATCCTTTGGGTTCAGGGAGGAGTTTGGCTTTGGCTTCCGCTGCCTGCTCCTGTGTCTTCTCAACGTCAATATTACTCATCGTCGCGCTCCAAGCGTTTTGCAAGGTCTTTAATGTGGTTCTTTGCGAGTTCAAGACCCTGTAACGCCCCGCAAAGTCTTTTGTATTCAAGCTCGTCCAACTTACCTTGGATTAGAGCCTCAATAATTGATGTGCGCTCCTCATCTAGTTTTGCGTCTAGATATTCAAGAGCGTTGCTATACGCCATAAATTACTCCCGTGGTTGCGTCCTCTCAGACTGATCTTTCTCGATATCTTCGCGGGC